TCCCAAACTAATAATATATTCTCTTACACCTGCAAAAGAACCTTTCTTTGTTAGAAAATATATAGAACTACCAGAGCCAACAGGTGCGGCATCAGCACTACTTTCAAATTCAGTTGTTACCAGCACGTTAGCTGATTTCGGTGTAAGGTTATCGGCTGAACTGGTTAAGGTAAATTGTGTTTGTTCTGAGAATAATATTAATTTTTCTCCCATAGTTACTGCGTGTTTTAAGATAGCAACTTTTGTATGTGAAGCAGCAACATCTATAGGTTCACTATCTAAAACAGATATAACTGTTTCTGGAAAGAAATTAAAAAACTCTGATACTGCTGACAAGATCACATTATCACCAGCAAGAAAACCTAATCTGTTTCTGAAAAAGAAAACATTGTTTATATTTCTACCTATGAAAGATGGGTTAGGTGCAGATTCAAGATCGCCAGCAGTACGTTCACCCCACTTAGGTAATGTATATGTTTGACCACTTATTGTATATGAATCCCCATCTACTTTTGCAAACCTAAAATTACCATCTGCCTGACGTACTAAAACGTGTGGCATTGTTGCATAGTCAAATTTAAAGTTTATACCAGCCTTAACAGTTTCTTCCCACTGTCCTTCTTCAAAAGTACCACCATTATTAGTGACAAATTTTACATAGTAATTATCAAAGTTTGTATCTTCATCACCTTTTATTTCTACAACATAACCATTAGGAGAAACAGTAGGCAGGTCTGTAAACCTTTGAACTGAATCTTTTATTATTGTCATCTTTGTATCGCCTTGTGTATCACTACCATCTATAGAAAAATTAGAACCATCATTCTTTCTGATATATAACACTGGCCCATTTCTTTGTATGGTAAAACCAGTAAGACCAGAATCAAGACCTGACTTTATATCAGCAGCTATGGTATCTGTAGAAAGTGGATTATCGCCAGAAGTGTTATCTGTAACTGTCACCCCATCTACGGTTACACTGTAAGTCGTATTTGCTGTGGCTTGGTTTATAAAGACAATAGCTTTTGTATCTGTACCAGCAGACAAAGTAGAATCCATAGCTGACACAATGCTTGTATTAACTACAAAAGTAAAATCAGCAATAGTAACAGTTTTTATTACACTTCTGGGATTTGAAGTATTTAGGTAAGTAGTGCCATCAGGTTTGTTTACAGTTTTCTCTGTACCATCTAACTCATATACTTTTACATTACCATTACTAAATATCGCTACATACTGTTCAGTTGTATCTCTATTTATAGTTTGTATATGAACATTACCTAAAGTGCTATTAGATAAGGTTGTAAGAAAATTTAATCCAGATCGTTTTGTAAGACCTAGAACTGGATTGCTGTCTGCATTGTCTTGTATGTCTGCATGATCTGGCTGTTTCAAAGCATCAGAAGATTGCGATACACCCCTTAATAAAGTAGGTATAGCTCTTGATACAACTCCCATAGTTACCTTATCAATCCGTTGGCTGGACTAAATGTGCTAAATACATTTGTTAAAGAAGGGTCACCTCTTAATAAATTATGATCTCCATTATTTAAATCTGTCTCCATCAAAACAGCTCTTGCTCTTATTTCGTCTTGTTGTGTATAGGTTCTCAATCCATCATCACTTACAAGTCTATCTACAAATATTCTTGCAGACCTAATATTTATATATCTTCTTGCTGGTTCTGGTATTTCTTTATATTCTCGGAAATAAACTACAGTGCATATCAAATCTTCTTCAAAAGTATAAGTATTATTTAACCTGTCATATAATTTTAATTCTCTTTGTATTGGGTCTATCGTTGGGTGTTGATGGATATTGGCATCAACTCTTAAAACATCTACAGGTATATCAATCTCATTACTTCCATTACGAGTAAGAGTTACATCTATTTCAGTGTTGAACGACCAGCCTTCAGATTGAACAGCTCTGTTTGTTTCTACTAAAGTTGATTGTGCAATCGCTACATCTTGTGGGAGTAGACCTGTCAGTGACGAAACAGGTGCTTCTCCTATAGCAGCAAGCATTATGTTGATTGCTTCTAATTCAGTGGTTGCAGCTACAGCCATTTTTTAATACTTTTTTTTTGTAATCATCAAAGAATTTCTAGAGTCAGAACTCATTTTAGATTTCTTTTTCTTTTTGTTCTTTTTAATATTGTAAGCTTTTCCTTCGGGCATGATAAAAAAAAGGGTACCTAATAATAAGATACCCTATTTTATGAATTTAGGTAGATTATGAAGCAGACAATTTAATTGTTGCTGCACATTCTGGTCTTAAGATGCCATGTCCTAACGCATACTTAGCAACCATCAATGTACCTTGGTACATGATTCCGTAGTCCTGACCTGAGATTTCAGTAGTCATATCCATAAGTTTTACTGTACCAACAGCAGACTTGTGGAAGACAAGACCAATAGTTTTGCTATCGTCACCTGAGTAAGTGTTGTTCGCACCACTTGGGTTAGAACCTACGTTACTCTGAGGTACGTTGTTAGACATCATTATTGGTATGCCAGCAACCTGTTGAACTCTACCAGAAGCAAACGAACCATTACCCTGTGGGTTGAAGTCAACGTCTACAGTTCTTGTAGCTGATTCAGCAAGCTTGTAATACTCAGCAGGGGGTAGTACACAGAAACGATCAGTTGGAGGAATGTCTCTTTCATCAAATGTCTGTGCAATGTCATAGATAGCAGCAGCTATCTCGTCACCTGTGACGTTAGCTGAAGATGTATTACCATTAGCAAGTGTTAGTACAAGACCACCATTGCCACCACTGATAGTAGTAGAAGCTCTGGAAGCATTAGCAATAACCTTCGCTACGTTCTGGTCATAGGTTCTGGCTAGAGCCTTTCCTAATTCAGATGCGTAGGTAGACCTTACATCATAATGATTCTTGAGTTCATCAAGATTAGTAATGAAACTCTGTGCAATTAGAAGATCATCAATGTTGATAATCTTTTCATTCGCTTTGATTTGGTTTGCTCCCACCAAAGGAGTTCCTACGGTATGATAAGCGGCTGTTGCAGTTCCTAATACTGGGAACTGTGCAGACTTACCACTTGAAATAGTACGAACTGAATGGAGTTGCTCATTAAAAATGTTATTTTCAGCAAACGAAGTTAGGACCTCGCCACTGAAGATTTTTAAAAACAGGGCATCAAATGATGTACCTGTGTTGTTAACCAAACCAAGGCGAGATACGGTAGCATTAGCCACTTTGTTCTCCTTGGATTAATAATTTGATTAGCGTACAAACTTCCTAAACTGTCGCACATATTTCATAAGTGTTATCTGTCGCAACAGGCACTCATGTTATATAAGCTATATGTCTCAAGATTTTATACTGACCCACAATTCCACTTGCGTAATGCAAGAGCCTTGCGAGTTAACTTGCCATCTTTTTTTAAAGGTCCTTTTACCTTTGACATTCTTGCACAAAAAGATTTTCTTCTTGCTTTCTGTCTAGGAGAAAGACCTGTCTTTTTGGTAACAGGTGCTTGCAAGTTTCCACCTGTTGCCCGATTGTATTTTCTACGACCAGAAGCAGTAAGACCACCAGTGGGGTCTTTATCCTTCTTGGTCATTGATACAGACATAAAAGATGTAAGCTATTTAAAATATAACACCTTTACGCAATCTTTAAACTATTACGATTATTTTTTTTACGTCTATGCTGATAAGCTATCTTCTTTGAACTGGTCTTGCTTGTTTTAAATTTCCTTGTTTCTGCACTAGTCATTTCTTTTGTAGTCTTTGGAGTCTTGCTACTAACTCTTCTTGAAGGTCTGCAAGCAGGGTAGCCTTTACGCTTCTCTCCCTTCTGGCGGCCACAAGGTTTGCCAGTTTTTACGTCAACCCATTTTTCATCAAACCATCTTTTAAGGCTCATACTATTGGCTTCTTCTTTTTCTTTTTAGAGTTTTTAGACAAGATCATAAAATCTTCTCTACTAATTTTTCCGTCCTTGTTAGCATCAATTTTTTTTTGATTTCCTTTTAATCCCATGATTAAGCAACCCTCAATGATTTTCTTGTATAGCCAGACGCAGTTCGTTTCTTGCCATCTGGTCCTTTGACCTGTCCTTTACAGACCTTAACAGCGTAAGCATTAGCGTAAGCAGAAGGGTAGACCTTAAACTTACGCTTTGCTGCTGACTTTCCTCTAGCACATAACTTAGCCATTAACCAAAGACGCTGCTCTTATCTAGTCTAGCGTAAACGTCTTGGGTGTAAGTTACATCTTTACCGTAGCGTGGGTCACGCATAGCAGCTTTAACTTCTTCTGTTGATCTGTATGGAGTTGGACCGCTTGAAGCTGGTCTTCCATTGATAAGGTTTGGTTCGACTCCCATAGCATTTTGGTATTGTGTGAATAGACCTTGAACCATCAGCTTAAGTTGAGGTCCTGTCATAGTTTTAGTTGCATTATTAAAGTCTAATATTTCTTGCTTTGGTAAATTATCCATAGCCCAATCAACCATCTTGCCATAATTATCATCACCACCTACAGAATCTCTAATACCTCTTACTATTTGTGGGGGTAATTCACCAGCAGCACCTTCTTCCCCATCTTCAACATATCCACTTTCTACTGCTGCACCTGTAAGGTATCGGTCAACTGCACCTTTAGATAAACCTGCATCTAATAAAGATTGATACATTTCTTCTGGTATCTCACCTTCATTCTTATGAAACTCTGCACTAATCTTGTATGGGTCAATGTTAGCTTCTTCAAAGATTCCAGCTAAAGTATCTCCATAATTTTCTTTTACTGTGTTGTAGTCTACGCTTCCATCAGGAAGATAGTAGTCTTCATAACCATCAGGAAGATCAACTGCATCTGACTCTTCTACTTCTTGTTGATCTGACGGTTCACCAAGCTTTCCTTCTAATTCTTTATAGCTTGCAGCTAGTTCATCTACACTTCTAAACTTACCAAGGATAAGACCGTTTTCATCAGTTTCATTCTTAGCTAGAGTTTCTAAATCCTGTCTAGTAACAGGAGGATTTTCAGATACTTGTACTTGTGATGAAGTCATAGTGGTTTTCTTTTAACTATAGTGAATTGTACTGCCATGTCTAGTAATAACATCACCAGACTTCTCAGGCACAGGGTTCTCTTCGTTAACACCTAGTTCGCTAACGATAGCTTTAGCAGAAACGAACTTACCATCTTCGTCACGTTTTCTACTGGATTTCTTGGTTGGCATTAGGGGGTCCTCCTTGTTGGATTTGTTGGTTTTGTGCTTCAGCTAATCCAGCTTCAGCATTTACTTTAGGGTCTAGTAATCTTGAACCTAAAGCTGCTGGTCCAAGACTTTGAATAAGCTCTTGCTGTTGTGCGGCTTGTTGTTCAGCTTGGATTTGATCTTGTGTTTTTACTAGGTTAGCAGTATCTATACCGATACTGGTAGCTAGTCTTTTCACTGCTTCGTCTACATTTACATACTGTCTCATTACATCTGGTCCAAGTGCTTGAGCCACAGTTGTAATAAACTCAATCAATTTATTTCTATCATTACCTCTACCAAGTCCTTGAAGTCCTGTTACTATCTTAGGTTTGACCAATTCATCAGGCAGCTTTGGTGCTTTACCTGCCCTTACCAATAAGTGCATACGTCTTCTTAGATATACAAGCTGGAACTCTTGAGTCAAGATACTGTATATACCGCCAAGACTATTCTCTAATTCTTGTGCCATAAGATTTATCTCTGCGGCTGTTACTCTTTCTGCGTCACGCTGCACTGATCTTGCCATCAAGAAAGCGTACTCAAGTCTTGCTTCTATTCTTTGTATAACACTGAACGCAACACTAAGATCAGAAGTTTTACCCACTTGCATTACAGAAATATCAGCAGCACTTCCCTCTCGTATGGCTCCATTAGGTGCTTTAGCTAAAGTGGAAGCTCGTGTTATCCCATTGGGGTTGACCAGAAACAAACACTTCGCACTGGCACTGGCCGCTTCAATTACAGCTTGCATTAAAGATTCAAGAGTAATTAAGTCACCTCTATATTCTTCAACGTAACCTCTACCATAATCTTCACCATCAACTCTAATAAATCTAAGTGGTATCCAAGGTGATACTTCTATCTTTGATCTTCCTTGTGTGTTTGGTATTATCTCTCCCTTACATTCTTGATGCCAGAAGAAATCATCATTAACTCTTTTAACACAAGTATATATATCAAGGTCATCTTCATAATTTTTTCTATCAAAATTTTCTTTCTTCTGTATTTGTTCTAAGAACTCTAAGGGTAAAGCTTTTGGATTGATAGATTCTTTTGTAATTATTTCTAATACATTACCTACATCATCACGCTTACAAACAAACTTAGATAGCGGATATACCTTGAGTCCTTTATCTGTCAGATATAAAAGAACATTACCTGATACAACTAAATGCTTAAGTGCTTCAAACATAGCGACTCTATCATTTGATATTTCTATCTCATTCATCAAAGCATTTTCTATTGTGCGTAGTCCTTTATCTATTTCACTCTGCATTTCTGCCTGTCCTTGTTTTCTTATTTCCAGTTCATCAACTTCTAATTTAAAGAAGGCAGTACTTGGAGGTAGAAGAGTCATTAATAATTTATTCGATAAAGAATTAACTCCGCGACTACCAACAGCTTGGAAGGGAGTTTTTAATTTTGCTCTGCTACCTGTAGAAGTCTCAGGTATTAAACTTGGAATCGTTAACTTAGACGAATCCTTTGCTTCTCTATCGTAGGTTGATCTTTCGCTTACAAGTACTTCATACTTATTAGCTGCTGTGGAAGTTTCCATTTATGCAGGGTATTTTAAATTACCAGAACCAGAACCAGTTTGGTTAGGATTTAGTAAAGGTATCTGTAAAGACTTAGTGCCTAAAGCTCTAGTCACTGTCTGTTGTTGAACACCTTTAGTCTTTTTCTTTTTGGTTGGCCTGTCCTTACCAACTGCTACTGTCTCCGCAGTTTCTTCAATAGGAGAATCCACTGGTTGTTTAGGCGGTAATGGGGGAGGTTTGGGTCTTCCGAAACACATAGTTAAGCTGTCCTCGTTTTTGATCTTTTACTCTTCATTCTAGCCTTTGCTAGACTTTGTGCTTTAGTTGGGCCAAGTTTTCCTCTTAGCCTAGCACTGCGTTGATTTCTTTCTACTGCATTCATACCACCGCTACCACTGCTTAATCTTGAACTAGTAGTAGTATTCGTAGACTCTGGATTATATCTACCTTCTTCTTTCTGTCTCTTTATCATTAATTCGTCAGTTGCTTTCTTAGTATCTTTAGGATTATCTACACCTGTCTGTTCACCTGTTACTGTAGGTGCCGCATTTCTTTCTGGCAGTTCTTGTTGAACTGGTTGCCTACTTCCACCACCCATACCTAAACACATAGTCAGCTCTCCAATAAGCTAGTAGTTAGCATAGTTTCTTTTTGTCTTTTTTGTTGTTCTATTAAAAAGTCTACAACATATCTTTGACCAGCTTTATACCATATTTCTTTTTCAGACATAGACAAATCAGGGTGACGTTGAGGAAAGGCAAGACTCAAACCTTCTATGAGTTCATCAGTAATAGGAGGTAGACCTTTCTCCACTGTTAATAAAAATTAAAAGTTATTTTAATATTATATGTTATGATTCAAATAACAAGGGAGTGGTTAACCTTGTTGCAATAAACAAAAAAACTCTGAGTTTGGTTAGCTCCTCTCAGGGTTTTTTTATGGGTTCCAAAGTTTTACTTCACCTGTATTGTAATTGTAATCTCCGCTTCTTAGTATTCTTGTCAGCCTTGCATTGAGAATTGCATCAGCCATTGTATAACCTTTCTTCTCGTAAGTCTCTAGGACCTTGTGCCATAAAGCTTCTTTAGTATCAGGTACATCAGCCAGTATCTTAGAAGCTGTGACCATACCCATACCTTTAATACCTATTATC